AAGGAAGAAAAGCCCTGGTATATAGATTGTGATGTGGACTGGTTTACGGAAGTACATAAGAAGGAATACTACAAGGCTATGGAGCTTGGGAACATCATAAGGGAGTTTCTTGATTATGACGAAGCCGGAAGGACTGAGTTTGCTGACACCTTTGCAGCCGAAAGACTTGGAAAGGATAAGAGGACACTTTACAGGTATACCAAGGCTTACCTTACAGCTTCTGCCTGGGCAGACAGGCTTCATAAGGAAGACGGAGGAAATTATGAGTGTTTCAAAGTACTTTGTCTTTGCAGAAAGCCAAAAAATGCCGGAACATTTCCAAGCTTTACTCCGGAAGTAAAGCAGGCTATTAAAAATATATGGTTTAATGAGGACTTTGCAAGAAACCAAGGCACGAGGGAAATGCTCTATGACAAGCTCACAGCCCTTAAGAACATAAACAACTGGGAGAAGCTTCCAAGCTACCAGTCGGTGACAAGGTATATAAGCTTTCTTATGGAAGACGAGAACATGCGTAATGCATGGTATCTTGCAAGCAGGGGAGAGCGTGAATACCGTGGAAATGTAATGGTTAAGGCAGAAAGAAACACAAATGACCTTAAGGTTATGCAGGTATTGATGGGTGACGAGCATACCTTCGACTGCTGGGTATCATATAAGCACCCTAACGGAAAGGTTACGGCAGTAAAGCCTAAGCTTGTTGCGTGGGTGGACATAAGGTCAAGGATGATACTCGGTGATGTGATGTGCAGGGATGCCAACAGCGAAACGCTGAAAGAGTCACTGTTAAAAATGCTTTACCACGATGCCGGAAGCGTACCGCAGTATATCTATATTGATAACGGTAAGGACTACACATCAAAGAGAATGACAGGCTTTGCAAGAAATGACAGGCAGAGGGCACACTTTGACGATGCCACAGAAGGCTTTTACAAGTCCATAGGGATTGAAGATTACCACAGGGCACTTCCTTACTATGCATGGACTAAAGGACAGGTTGAGAGGTTCTTCGGCACTGTCTGCAAAAAGTTTGTAAGGTGGTTTAAGAGCTATACCGGAACTCTTACAGGCTCAAAGACTTCAGATAAGATAAGTAAGGACATAAACGGAATGCTTGAAAGAGGAGAGCTGCTTACCATAGAGGAGTTTTATGAGAAGTGGCAGAACTGGGTAAAGGAAGTCTATGCGGTAAGCGTGCAGGGAGGTCTTAAGGCACAGGGAGAGAAGTACACTACCCCTCTTGGCTGCTTTGAAAATGCTGAAAGATATATGAAGGCGGTACCGCCTAAGAGTTATGCTACGCTTCTTATGATGAAATCAGAGAGAAGGCTTGTAAGAAATGTAGGAGTAAAGGTTGGAAATCTTACATATAGGTCTGATGACCTCTGCCAGTATATAGGGCAGCATGTGGATATCAAGTATGACATTCACGATATGCAGACAGTCTACATATTTAAGAACGGAAAGCAGGTATGTGAGGCTTATGCCCAGGAGCTTATGACCTTTGTAAGCCCGGACGGAGTGGAGCAGGATGCATTAAAGGAACATCTTGGCAGACAGAAGAGACAGCTTAAGAGAGACAGGGAACTGCTTAGAGAGGCTAACATTCCTTTTGAAGAGTTAAATGCCGGATATGTCGGATTTTCTTCCACAGTAGGCGGAATTGACCTGATGATAGGAAAGAAGCCTGAAAAGAAGGAAATAAAGAATAATGTTGTATCTCTTCCAAAGGATAGCACTTATAAGAATGGATTCAGGAAACAGGAAGACAGCAACGGAAATGACTACATTAACAGAAAGGCTGCAGAAGCATTAAGGGACTTAAAGGCTTTGTAGCAAAAGATTAGAAAGGGGACTTGTTATGGAGGCTGTACAGCTTTATACAGAGGAGAGGGAACTTAAGGATATTGTACAGGATATTCTTTCCCAAATGGACATAACCAAGGCAGAGCTTGCTGAAAGGCTTTCGGAAATGGGAGAAGTCAGGTATACAAGGTCTACCATAAGCAAATATTTATCAGGAAAATATGACTCTAACCCGGAAGGGATTGAGGCAGCACTTTGGGAGTTTGTACGAAGTGTTGAAGGGGATGAGCAAAACAATGGAACAGGCTTGAGGTCAAAGACTGAATACTTTGAATCGGCTGACTTTGTAAATACTTTAGGTATATGCCGTTCCTGCCAGGAAGACATGGCTCTTGGGATTGTGGTTGCAAAGTCAGGCTATGGCAAGACACACAGCTTAAAGAAATATGCCAAAATGCCAAGAGTTGCCTACATAGAGTGTGATGACACCATGGCATGCAGAGATCTTGTTGAGGCTATAGAAAAGGAAATAGGAATGCCACAGGGGGCAGGAGGCACTATATGGAGCAGGGTGAACCGCATAAGGGACTTCTTTAACACAAATGAAGGCTATCTGCTTATCATAGATGAAGCCGACAAGCTGATAAACAAGTACACCCAGAAGAAGATGGAAATAATAAGGGGAATATATGACCAGTCAGATGTGGGAATAGTGATTGCAGGAGAGCCAAGGCTTGAAGCTGAAATAAAGAGTAACCTTGTACGCTTTGCAAACAGAATGGACTTTTATTACAAGCTTAAAGGTCTTACAGAACAAGAAGTAAGAGATTATCTTGAAGGCTATGAGATAGACGAGCAGGCTATGAATGAGTTTATGTTAAGGGCAAGAAATAACCAGACAGGATGTTTCAGGCTTCTTGACAGGACACTTACAAACGTGCTCCGTCTTATGAAGGAAACAGGAGAAAAGAGGATAACCCTTAAAGTAATGAGGGAAGCAAGCGGAATGATGATGTTATAAGAAGGGAGAACGGTTATGAAGAGAAGAATGATAATACAGCTTGAAGGAAGCAGTGAGACAATAAACAAGCTTGAAAGGATTTTCACACAGTCAGCAGTAGGAATGGCAGGAGAAGGCGGACTTAGTGGTTATGTAATAACAAAAGAGAACATAGCCGAAAAAGGCGAAATACTAATCCCTGATTTTATTAAGAAAAAGCATGGTCTTTCAAAGGAGGCGGTCTGATTGTATGAGCCAAGCATAAAAATGTTATGGGGGATTGCAAAAAGTAAAGAACTTTCAATGTCTGATGATGACCTGCATGAGTTTGTGTATGGACAGACAGGCAAGTCTAGTATAAGAAAACTTACAAAAAGGGAGCTTTCCCTTGTAATAACAGCTCTTGGAAACCTTAAGGATATGGCAGGAGGAAAGAAAAAGACCGGCAATCCTGTCACAGAGGAACAGAGGAAGAAGCTTTACATACTCTCAAGAAGGCTTGGATGGAAGGATAACAGGCGGATAAACGGAATGGCTAAGAGGATGTTTAAGGTTGACCGCATTGAATGGCTTGACTATACACAATGCTCCAAGCTGATTGAAGCCCTTAAAGCCATGCTTAAGAGGGAAGGAGAGAAGGAATGAAAGATCAGAGCATTAAGCTGAACCTGATAAACGGCAGGGTTTCAATGGAGTGTGGGCAGGCAGAGTTTGAAGCTGTTGCAGTTATGTGTGGGGCAATGCAGGCACTGATTGCTTATGAATGCTACAGGAGATTTGATAATGTGGATGATGTAAGAAATTACATGCTTGATCTTCATCTTAGTGCCATGGATGACTTTATGGTATATGTGAAAAGAGGTGGAATAGATGACCAAAAGTGAGATAAAAGAGAAGGCAAAATAAAAAAGATACTACAGGCAAAAGGACTCCTTCCACCGGACAAGAAGAGGCTAAACCGGAAGAAGTTTATAGATGAAGCCATGGAAGAATGGGAAAAAAGAGATTTAGGCTGCATTTTGTGGGATTATTACATCCAACAGGCACTTATCTGGATGACTTCTTATACTGATATGAACCTGAGGCCTTCCCCACAGGCAGTTGGAGCTGCAAAGGTATATAAAATTGCGCTAAAGCTTAAAGAGTTTGAGGAAGAAAAGAGAGAGCTTGGAGAAACTAAGTATAAATTTAAAGAGGTTTATGAGAGCCTGAAGGACATTATGGAAGCATAGGAGGGCTTATGAAAAAAATATGCTTTGTATGTGACTTCTGCGGTAAGGAAATCACCGGGGAAGGTATGAGGCTTATAAGAGTATCATTTGAAAAAGGCGGAGCCTTCAAAGAACAGGAGAATGCAGACGAGTTTCATTTCTGTAAGAAGTGCAATGCAAGTCTTATGGCTGAACTTGATAAAGCTGAGTATGTTAAGACTAAAAATAAAGCTTTGGGTATCAAGGATAAGGAAAAAAGCCCGGACAAAAGTTCAGGAAAAAGACTTGATGCAGGTAAAGTGATGGCACTGAGTAAAGCCGGGTGGAGCAATGAAAAGATAGCCGAGGAAATGAAGGTAACGGAAGAACAGATTTATAAGTGTATATATTATCAGAAGAATAAACAAAGCAAGTCACAGACTGGAAAGGAGAATAATGAGGAATAATTACAAGAAAGTATCAAGCCATGGTTCAATCAACATACCTGTTGCAATGAGAAGGGAGATGGGACTGCAGGGCGGTGATCCTATGGAGGTATCAAAGGAAGAGGATAAGATAGTAATAAGACCGTATACACCGCGCTGCTTAGCGTGTGAGGGTACAGAGGAGGTAGTTCAGTATCTTGGCATAAATATCTGCAAGAAGTGTGTGGCAAAGGTACTTGAAAAGATGAAGGGAGAGGCATAATGGCAGCTATAAAAGAAATGACAACAAAAGAGCTTGTAAGTGAGGCTGTAAGGCTTGACAGGGAGCTTAAGGAGAATAAAAGGGGACTTGATGATGTAAAGGCAGAGCTTCAGGCAAGAGGGCTTAAGGACATAGAAGACAGAAACATCAAGTTTGTAAGGTATTATGCAAAAGATGGAAGTGTATCGGTACTTGATGCGCAGAGTATGGACGTTATAAATGTTGACAGGCTTAAAGAGGTACTTTCCGAGGGTGTGTGGAAGTCAAAGGTTACTGAGGAAACAAAGACAACCTATAAATATGACAAGACTCTTGAAAAAATGCTTAAAGCAGCCTTTACAGGTGACTATAGCTTTGAGACAAGCCTTGAGGACTTCCTTGATACAATGCCTGATAAACCTGATGACAAACAGAAGAAACTTCTGCTTAAAAAGCTTAAAGGCGAGTATGTAGCTGATAGGAAAACACTGATAAGCGTATTCGGACATGGTGAGGAAGAGACCGGATATTTTGATGTTGAGTTATGGCACATCTACAAAATAAAGAACGGAGAGCTTATAAAGAGCTTCCTTGGCAGTGAACAGATTGAAAAGGCAATAGCCGGAATAAGAAACTGCCTTATAGTGGATTCAAAAACAGGAATAACGGTTGATTATGATAAGGAGGATAAATAGATGACAGATATATCAAGCGAGGCAAAAAAGGCAGGACTTAATGAGCCTGTGAAGGACATTGATGAAATGACAGAGGATGAGCTTATGACATTCAGGAACTCATTTAATCCTGATATGATGGGCTTTGATGGAACAGAAGGAATTGAAGATGATGCAGCGGAACAGGAGGGCTATGCAGATGAGGAAGATTAATAAGCTTCTTACAAAGATAAACTTTTCAGATGCCAACAGAAAGCCGGGACAGATTAAATACATAGTAAAGCATTACTGTGGAGCTGAAGGTGATGCAAAGGCAAACTGCAGATACTTTGCCACCGGCTACAGGGGAGCAAGTGCTCACTACTTTGTTGGTTACAGCGGTGATATATGGCAGTCCGTAGAAGATAATGACATAGCATGGCACTGTGGGGCAAGGGCATATAAGCACCCTGAGTGCAGGAACACAAACTCCATAGGCGTTGAGTTCTGTGTGAAAAAGAATAAGGACGGAAGGTGGTACTATACGGAAGAGACAAAGGCTGCAGGGCTCGAACTTATCAAATACCTTATGGACAAATACGGAATTGATGAAAACCATGTCGTGAGGCATTATGATGTGACCGGAAAAATATGCGGTGAGCCTGATGTAAGAAACAACGGCAAGGAATGGGAGAAGTTTAAGAAAGACATAAAAGGGCATGGCAGGAAGGCAGGAGCCCCGGAAGATAAAAAGGGAGAAGCTTCCAAGTCTGGAAATAAAACCAATGACACAGGACATATCGAGTTTAAGGTAAAGACTACCTGTGACAATCTTAACATAAGGCTTGGCGCAGGTGTGGAGTACAAGGCAGTAGGAGCAATCAATGAAAAGGAAGGAAGCAAGAAGCTCTACACCATAACAGCTACAAAGAACGGCTGGGGAAGACTAAAAGGCGGTGCAGGGTGGATTGCACTTGCCTACACCAAAAGGGCGGATTAAGGCAGAAAGGGGATATAAATGGATAAGAAACTTCTTGATGAGCTTATGGCAGATGTAAGACCGGAAGATCTTGACGAAAAGAACCGGGCAATATTTGAAATCATAGGCATTGAGGCAATGAAAAAGCTTTTTGACCTTAGAAGAGGTGACAACCTTTATATTCCCAAGCCTGAAAAGCTTATTATGCAGGCAAGAAACAGAAGGATAATAAAAGAGTACAGGCAGGGTATTACAATAAGCTGCATTGCAAAAAAGTATGACCTTACAGTGCAGCATGTATGGAGAATTGTAAAAGAAGAGCCTATAAAAGGGCAGATATCAATAGAAGATTATATGAAAAGTGCAGACCATTAAGGTCT